AGGCCGAGCGATTGCGATCGGGAGCGCGGCCAATTACGCCGGCACTTAACGCTTTCGAGAATCCTCATGGCCAACGTCCCCGCTAGTAACCGATACCGACTCGTCACGATCGCCGACAACGGCAATACGATCGTGTTGGGTCGAGCCACCACCCCACAAAGCGTGGGCGTGTTCGAGATCCAGTTCAATCCCGACACGAATTTCAATGGCTCGTTCATCGTCGTCGCGCATGTCGGGCCTCCGGGTCCGAATATCCCAACGATGCCCTTCATGCCAATTTCGTATCGGCGGATCAATATCGGGAACGTTGCTCAGGATTGGGCAATCGTGAGCGCGCCGATCACAGGCGCGGCAATCATCCAAGTGCCGGCGAACGGGCTCTCGATTGGCCTGCTCACGAACGTGCTTGCCGGGACGTGCGACATCGTCTCGTACGATTTGCAGGGCGCGTCATCCATGTAGGGTAGGTCGCAGGACGCAGGACGCACGGCGCAGTCACAATCACCTTCTCCTCTGGCTCGACACGATGGCATCCGGTCTCGGTGTAGTGCTCAATGGTTCGATCAGCCTTCTTTCCAATCGCCAGTCAATGGCAGTGGCGGGCAAGTATTTCCTCGTCACCAACCCCACGATCGGCACGCCAGTTGTTGGTGCGACGATCACCGCATGGTCCGCCACGGCGAACGGCATGGTCGTGGTCTCGAACGGTAACGCCGCTGGCGGTGCCAACATCATTTTCGATCGGCTCACGCTTCGCATGCGGTCGACGGCCCCGACCGGCACATTGACGCAGCAGTGGGAAGCGTACAACGAGACGGGCATCGTCGCCGGCACGGGTAACGTGACAACCCGAACCCCGGTGCAAGTGTTGACTGGCCAGGGCTCGACGCAGACCACGGGCGCCACCGTGCAGATGTTCGCGGCGGGCGCAATCACGATCCCGGCGGCGGCTGGTACGCGCCGTCAGGTGGGCAGCGCGACGTTGGCGACGGGCGTTGCCGTGGACGGTGACACGTACGAGATCCAGTTCGGCTCGGACGGTCTGATCGGCCACAAGAACGGCGGCGCAGCGGCCCGCGCCACGGACACGGCACACATCATCACGAGCATGGACCCAATCGTGGTAGCCCCGCAGACCACGACGTGGCTCAACATGTGGTGGCTGACGCAGGCGGCGAACGTGCCCTCGTGGGAGTACGCCTTTAGCTACTACGAGCTCTAAGCCCCGCGCACTGGAGCGCTCGCCATGTCTGAAGTCTCGATCTACAATTTGACCGCGCTTGGCGGCGCGCCAGCCGTTGGGGATCTGCTCGTCTGCGTCGACATCTCTGATCCGACGCAGAGCCCGCACGGCACGACCAAGAATCTGACCGCGGCGAATCTCTTCACGAGCCCGACGATCTCCAACCCGACGCTCACGGGCGCGATCACGGCGCACGACATCACAGCAGACGCCGTCGTCTCGCCTGACATCGAGGGGACGTTCCTTCAGTTGTCGCGCAACACGACGTTGGTGCAACTCACCAATACGGCTGGCGCTGGAAGCAGCGGGTTTATCTCCTTCCTTCGCAATGCAACACAGGTTGGGTTCCTCGGAGCGGATGCATCGAACAACCTCACCGTTGTTCTCGGAGATGGAGCAACAGTAGGCGTCACGGTCGACCGCTCGACCGGCGCGGTCTCGCTCCTCGCTGATCTCGTTTTTCTGACGGTTGCGAAGGGCTTGCAGTTCAAGTCCGGGGCGAACGGTCGTGTGGGTTCGCTCACACTGAGCAGCGGTACGCTGACCGTAAACAACTCCAGCGTGACGGCCAAGACGAAGATTATGCTCAACCGCACGTCGACCGCGGGGACTCCTGGCTTCACGTCCGTGACCTACGTTGTGGGCACGAGCTTCACCGTCACCTCGTCGAGCGGGACGGATTCGTCGACGTTCGACTATCTGCTCTACGAGGTCAACTAGCGGTGCCCGCGATCAAGAGTCGCCCGCCGATGTACAGTGGTCCGTGCGCTGGCGTTCGGGCGACTCTTGATCCGTACGATTTCGACCCCGGTTATTTGGTCGACGCCTCGAACGTCTATGCGCCCAACCCAGCAACCAAATCCGGCGTCTACGGTCGTCCGCAGTTTCGCGTCCTGTTCGATGGCTCGCCGATCCACGGGTCAGGGCGCGGGCAGTGCATCTACTGCCACACGATGTTGGACGGCACGCCGATCAACATCATCGTGGTCGGCGGGCATGTTTTCCGTGTCTCAGCGGACCTGAGCACCGCGACGGACGTTACCCCTGTCGGCGTTGCGATCGACGCCAGTACGACCACGCGAGTGTTCTTTGCTTCGGTCGCTGGGAGTTTGATGGCGAACGACAGCATCAACCGTCCCTGGGTTGCCACGAACCTCACGAGCACCCCGATCACGGGGACGTACATCGATTACGACGGGGCTGGCGTGACGTGGACCGCCTACGGTGCGCCGCGGATCTTCCTTGGATCTGCGTTCGTCATCTTGGGACAAGTCAACGGCGTAAGCCGCCGCGCTGACATCTCGTGGTCAAGTCCCGGTGACTTCACGACCGGCTGGCAACAGGCAAACTTTGATTACAACTGGACGTTAAGCCAGAACGAAGCCGGTTTGCTGTATGTGCTCGAGACCGATAACGTCGGCCTCAAATACCACCGCGAATCTTCGATCGGCTTTGCGACGGGGCAGGACATCACCTCGCTTGCGTCGACCGCCACGGATGACGCGCTGGCGTTCAACATCGGCTCGCAGTGTCCGCAGAGCATCGTCAAGTTTGGGGGCGGATACTTCTTCATCGACTCGCAGGGGCGTCCGTACTTCTCAGAGCCGGGCAAGGCGCCGGACCCGATCTGGAAGCAGATGCAGCAGTTCGTGGACGCGGGGACGACGAACAACCCGACCACGACGTCTGTCGTATGCACGGCGGCATTAGAGCCGGACCTGAACCTGTTCCTTGTCGCGATCTGGAGCCCGGTTCCGTCCACAATCGCGCCGCCGGTCGACATCCATGTGTTCGATGCGAACACGCGCATCTACCAGGGCCGTTGGTCAATCTCGACAGGCTTGTCAGTCGAGTGTCTGGGGACGCTGTTGGATGACGCTGGCCGTCCGACGCTTATTGCGGTGACGAGCGGTGGATTGGTGTGGGCGTTCTCGGGGCTCGGTATCCCCGTTGAGGATCTGACCACGGAAGGTGGGTTCGACCTCACGACGGAAGACGCGCGACTGTTGACCACGGAGGGCGCGCCGATCTCGTGGGAGGACGATGTCGCCGCGCAGGATACCTACGTGCTCACCGACCGGCTTGGGTTCCAAGAGGACACCGTCTGGAACGTGGATATGGCAACCGTTATTACGTCTACGGAGATCCCGATCACGGTCTCAGTCGTCACCGCCAATTCTGCGCTCACGGCTCAAGGCACCCCGACCCCAATGCCGTCGCAGACGCAGAGCTACCGGACGGTGGTCGGGTGTGATGCATTCGGCCGTGGCCCGCAGGTCAAGATCGCGCCAGCGAACCACAGTGCGCAGTTCATCTTCCAGCGAGTGAGCATCAAGGCCACTCCGTCGCTCGCCGGGCCGGAAGACGCATGATTACTCAAGCGCTTCCCCAGGTGTTCACAACGACGCAACGCCCACAGCCCAACACGAGCGAGGCGGGCGTTATCTCGTGGGTGTTCCGCAACCTGCAGAGCCTTCAGCGCACAGGGCCGGGACTCTACATTGCTCCGTGGGCGAACGCGGACATCCAGTCGATTTCGTACCGGCTCGCGCAGATGGGTGTGTCGATCCTCGACTTCTCGCGTTCGTCCCGCATCGGCCAAGTCGACGTAGACGCGACCCAAGCCGCGCAAGATGCGACCGACGCCGCGATCGAGTCAGGCATCGGGATGGTCTACTATCCACCCGGCGGTCAGTATTTGATGACGGACAGTATCATGAACACAACGTCCGTGACACACTTTACCCTCTCGAAGCCCCTCAGTGGATCTGGTGCGACGGTCCAGGGGTCAGCGGTCATTGTGCATGATTTCGTCGGCCCGCAATTCGTGTTCAATGGCGCGGACGGCAACGTCCCAGGCAGCGGCGGAGGGATTTACAACCTGCAAATCGCCAACATCCACGGCGCGCCGGGCGATCCGTGCGGGTCCGCTGTGCTCTTCACGGCGGTGGATGTCAACCACAGAGCGTCCAACTCATCACTCGACGGACTCGTGATTGCGGACGGTGCCGGTGGGCCATATGGGGCCTTCACGTACGCTATCGAGTTCGACTTCGCCAATTCGATCGGGAGCTACGGCATCTGTGGCTCGGCGGACATGTTTATCAGCAACGTTCTGACGCACACGTCCGGGACGGCGGCGATACGAGCCAGCGGGCTGGCGACATCACAGTTCACGAATTGCAAGTTCTTTGATAGCCCAGGATCGGACGTCATTGTCGGGGACGTGGACCCCTGCCTCGAGATCGCGTTCAACAACTGCTATCTCGGGACGCTGACGCTGAATGACGTCGGATCAATCACGGCATTTGGCGGGATCTTCAACGCCATCACCAACACGTCATCGAGCACGCGGGACCAGAGTACGTTATTTCCCGGCAAGCTGGCGACGCCGTTCGTGGACAACTCCAGCGGGTTGATGAATGTCGTCTATTTCGACGGCACCAACGCGCTCGTCACGAACGCTGGCATGCGGATTCAGGGCGCGGTCGCGACCTACTCGGGCAGTGGCGCGCCCTCTGGATTGCTCGGCGTTGATGGCGACTGGTATCAGCGGTTCGACACGCCGGGGACCGCATTGCAGCGGTTGTACGTGAAGGACTCGGGCTCGTGGACGGGTGTCGTATGAGCGACTGTCCAGGTCGGAACGGCCACCACTATCACGAGCCGGACGGGACGCTCTATGTGCGGCACAACGAGCGGAAACAGGGTGATGTCGTGACGCTGCATTGCTGCTGGTGCGGTGAGAGTCGAGAGGGGATGCCGGTGTATTCGCGCAGTCCGAAACCGAGTCCGAACCAGTACCCGAATCCGTCCGCGTGCGGGGAGAAGGTGACGCTATGAGTTGGTTCGCTGATCGAACCGGGATTCACTTGGGCAACATCGGGGCACCGATTGGTGCGCTCGTCGGATCCATTGTCCCCGGTGTAGGGACCGCGCTCGGCGCTGGGCTCGGCCAAGGACTCGGCGCGCTTGGATCCGGGAAGGGCGTTGGCACGGCCGCTGGACAAGGTGCCGCGGCGTATGGTGGGGCAAAAGTGCTCGGTAGCGTTCTCGGTGGTGGTAACTCAGAGGGTGGTAGTGGTGGAGGGCTGGACCTCTCCGGGCTCCTCGGGAAGCTCGGCCCATCGGTCGCCGGCCTGTTGCCGCACAATGCGAGCGGTGGGATTGACCTCGGAGCGTTGGTGAATCCCGCGCTGGGCGGGGCAGCGATGCTCAACGCCGCGAACCTCCAGAAGCAATCCACAGACTACGCCAACAATGCCATGAACACGGTGAACCAGAGCTACGACTCTCGCGCTCCGCTCAGAACGCAGGGGCTCGCGGGATTGCAGAATCCGGGCGCTGGGATTGACCTCTCGGGGCTCAAGAGGATCAGTGCACGCAACTCGTTCGCGTCGTAAATTGTTCACGTCCTCACCTTCCCCCCGCGTCGGACGCTCGACATGAGTGGCACAACCTGTTGATGATCCGACCCTCAAACAGCCGGACGCAGCCCAGGGGATAACAAAAAAGCCGGTCGGCGTGCCGTTGCCGGGTATCCAACCGCCAGCGCAGCCGACCGATACGAACGGCACAGCACCGGCCAACCCGCTGTCGATTGCCCCGCATCCGTTGGCAACGAACGACCCAATGGCATTCAGCGGTGGCCCTGCTGGCGGTGCTGGTGGGCCTCCGGTTCCTGCCGTGGGCAACGCGCCACTCATCGCAGACGGCAGCGCTGCGTCGTCTCCAGCGCTCAACCCGTTCGATCCTGCGAACCAAACGTGGCGCGATACGCACGACGCAGGGCAAACAAGTGCCGCATCGTCTGCCTACAACGTTCAAGCAGATCAGGGCTCGCGGGACGAACAGGCCAGGAACATCGCTGGCCTCTCGTTCGCCTACAAGCCCACGGATAGTCAGCTCGCCGGCAACACGGCGGCAATCGCGAATGACCCGAATTGGTTTCCAGCCAGCGGGAACCCGAACGCAACACCTGGCTTCCCGGCAGGCTATAACCCGACAAAGCCCAAGCTGGATCCGAGCGGTCTACTGCCAGCGAACGGCTTGACGCCGAGCGGCGGCCCCTCGATGAACCCGTCGCCCAGCGGCGGCGGGCTGTCGTTGCCGATGTCTGTAGCCGGTGCGAGCGAATCGGCTCCGGCTGGCAGCGGTGTGGTGAGCCCTGTCCAGAACAACGGCGGCGTTGGTCTCTCAGCGATCAACCCCGATAACTCGCTCATCAACCAGACGATTGCACCGAACAGCAACGTGGATCGGGTCAAACTGAACCAGCAGTCGTTGCAGTCGACGATCGACAACATTCTGCACCCAGCACTCGACGCAGCGTCACGCGACGTGGCAGCTCGCAGCTTTGGCGCTGGCCGTGGCGTGAGCGGAATGAACCGTACCGCGCAGGGCAATCTGGCCAGCGATTATGGACGGCAGATCGCAGACCTCACGAACCAGTCGAACACAAACGCGGTCGGCGGGTCCATCGAGGACATGTACCGCAACCTTGGGATCGCCCAGCAACAGCAAGGTTTCCAAGCTGGTCAGCAACAGAACGCGTTCGGCCAATCGCTTGCCGAGCAGCAGTTGCAGGATCAGTTGACGAACAGCGCCTTTGGCCGTGCCGCAACGCAGGAGCAGTTAGGGTTTGCGAACGACCCGAGCAACATCGCGCTCATTCTGTCGCAGATTTTCGGCAACCAGAGCTCGCAGGCGGGGAATGCCGCCGCCGGGTTATTCAAGCAGCAGGGCCAGAACGGCGTAGCAGGCGGTGGCGGAACGGACATCGCGGCGATTCTGAGAGCGCTTGGGATTGGCGGCGGTGGCCCGTCCACGACGAATGCGAATCCTGTCCCGGATGACGGGCAATGAGCGCGTTCGGGCTTCTCTCGCCGCTGATTACGCAGGCCGCGCAGGCCCGTGGCGGGTATCTCTCCGGTCAACAGGAGGGCCAACAACTCGCGCTCAAAAACGCACTCGCCCAACTCCAAGCCAAGCGTCAGGCTGACCAGGAGGCGCTAGCACAGCAGATCGGCGCGGCCACAATTCGCGAGAAGAACGCACAGGCCGACAAATTCAACGATCCGAGCTTGCAGCCGGTATGGACGGCTGACGGACTCACGCTCGTCCCCAAGACGCAGCGCGGGCTGACCACACAGGCCCCACAGCCGACCGCACCATCATCGTCGGTTGCGCCGCAGTCAGAGGAGCCGCAACGCGGTATGGCTGGTCAGAACCCGGAGCCGTCGCAGCAAGGCACGCCCCCACAGCAGCCCGCATCAAAGGCTCCTGCGGGATTCAGTGTTGTGCAAACGGGACTCAAGCCCGTTGTAAGACCGCGCAATATTGATCCGAACTCCCCCGAGGGAATCGCGGCCGCATTGCAGAAGCAAAGGCCGACTGCTCCAGGTCGGCCCATCGCGGTCGCTGACCCGACCAGTTCAACGGGTGTTCGTCTGGTCGCTCCCGGTGCCGCTGTCGGGCAAGAAGCGCCGCGTGGTGGCATGAGTGGCGGGATGGGTTCAGGTGGCATCGGTGGGATTGCTCGTCAGGCCGGTGCGATCGTCGGCATGTCGAACGCGCATCAACGCATGGTGCCGTACGAGAACGACGTCTTGAGCGGAAAGGCGAATTACAACGGGTGGGACGGGTTCAAGGGGCAGTATGCGAAGATGTACGATGCGCACGGTGCTTTGAACAAGGCGGCATTTACTGCTGCAATCGACAACCTCAATCAGACCAACCCAGCGCTCGCGAACTATCTCGTGTCCGCCGAGCAGTGGGCGTTAGAGGACTCTCAACTCAGCGGCAAGTCGTCCGACTTCCGTACGAAGCTCGATGCGTTCGTGTCTGCGATTTCGCCTGGGATGGGCGGCGGCGCGAACCCGCAGGGAATCCGCAACGTTCAGGGGTTCCGGACGCAACGGATCGCGGAGCTCGAGAAGTTCCGGCCAGCGATGGAAGCAATGGCGGGTCGTGCGGCGAGCGGTGGCCGGGGCGGTGCTGCGCCTCAGAACTTCCAAGGTGCACCCGCAAGCACCACATCGGGGAACATTGACTTGCGCGGCAGTCCCACGCCGTCGTTGACACCTGAACAGATCCAGCGAGCGAAGGTCGATCCCGAGTATGCGGCATTCCTGAAGGCAACCGGGAAGATGCCCTAATGGGCGCCTCTGTCCAGCCGGTTCCACAGACACCAGATGAAGCCGAGTTCCAGAAATGGAAAGTGGCCCACGCGCCAGTCACGCACGACGACGCCGAGTTCCAACAATGGAAGGCTGCGCAAAAGAAGCCAAGCATGCCGACTGAGTCGACGCGGGCACTGCCGTTCAACCGCCCCAACCCGACCGGCGATATTGAATCGCTGAAGTCTCTCCCAACCGCTGCGCTGGGTGCAGAGGCGAGTCTAATGCGCGGGCTCCCGCCGCTCGCGCTCGCGCAGAATGCGGTGCGTGCGCTGGCGCGTGGTCAGTCATACGCGGATGCCAAATCTGATATCGATACTGCGACCGGGATGCTTCACCCCGTGCTTCGCGGTGCGATTGAAGGCGTCGGTGCCTTGCCGGCGGCGATGATGATGCCCAGCGCGTCTCTACCGCAGATCATCGGATCGCAGGCTGCGATTGGTGCATCGTCGGGCGTTGATGACCCATCGCTGCCCGGTGGCGAGCGGCTGAAACGCTCCGCAATCGGTGCTGGGATTGCCGCTGGCACGGCTGGCCTCATCGGCGGCGGCGTGAAGGCGACGAATGCCATTCGATCGACGTCGTCCTTGGCCTCGCGAATCAAGGACGCACCAACGCTGGGCGAGAGTGCGCTAGAGCAAGAGCGTCGGATCAAGGCGCTCGACACGGAGAACTACGGGCAAGCGAAATCTGAGGGGAATGTCGCGGCACAGCGGCCGACTCCGAAGGCGGTACTGGATGCCTTCTCAGATCCGGACATCGCGCCCTACGTGGAGAAGGTGCGCGGGGCACGTCGATTCAAGAATTCTGACGATGCTTCCGTTGGCCGTGAAGCGTACAAGCAAATGAGTCGCGAGCAGCGCAGCATCCTTGACCGGATCCAGTCAAAGGGAGAGTACGATGCCGATCTCGCGCTCAAGGCTGACAATCTCGCGTCCGCAAAGAATGTACTGAAAACGGCGCTATCGGCACCGAGCGAGAATCCGCCGATCACGTTCGACGTGCCAGAGCAGTCGGTAGCGACTGAGCCGCAGCGCGTTGTCGGAAGGCCGAATCTTTTTGGGCTACCGACACATACCGATGTCCCCGGTGCCGAGATTGGTGCGCCTGAGAAGTTCCACGTTCCCGGCGGACGACCGGGTGCAGATGTGGGTCCGGTGCCGGCCATGCGAGTCCAAACCGCACCGGCAGAACCAGTGCCGGCGATGATGCCATCGTTGCCGCCGGCGATCGCTACGCATGCACAGGAGTCGGGTCTGCTCCAGCGAGCACTCCAGTCGGCGGATGACGCGAAGCGGTTCATGGATGCGACCTCTATCCCAGCAAAGCGTGTGCTTACCAGGTCGCCTGAGGCGGTGTTGCGCGGCGTGACCGAGATGTCGCCGGAGGAAGCACAGAAATCGTTGCAGTTCGTCCTCGGTCGCGGCAAGGAAGCGTTCAACACATCCAATTCGCACGGGACCGCCTTTGGAGCGGTTCGTGGAATGATCCAACCCGCGCAGAAGATTAATCGGTTGCGACCACTCGTGAACCAGCTCGACGTGCGCGCCGGCAACGAGACCAAGAAGCCCACGGACGTGTCGGACATTCTGCGGTTATTGGGCATCACCACCGCTGCCAGTCCCTTCAACCAATAAGAGAACACTCTCATGGCCGATATCTCCACCATCGTTGGAGCTGGACTGATTGCTGAAGCCACATCCGCCGCGCCTGGCGTCTGTACGCTCACCATTCCCGTCTCGGCGGTCCCGAACACGACTATCTGGCTCGACGGCTACATCATTTCGGCCAGCGCTGCGCCTGCGGCTGCGGTCGTATGGACGATCACCGGAGCCGCGACGACGATCCACCAGAACATCCCAGCGAACGCCTTTGCGCCGATCGGCTACTCGTTCGGGACACGACCGTTACCTGCGCAACTCAATCAAGCGCTCGTGCTGTCGTGTCCCTCGTTGGGCGGAACGGCTATCTCCACGATCACCGCGTTCTACCACTACGGCCCACTCGTCTAGCTCATGGCAACCTTCACCGATAAAGCGGACGGCGACTGGGCCTCAGCCGGTCAGACGACATGGAATGAGGTCGGGACGCCGGGTGTCGGCGATACGGTTACCATCTCCGCGCACAACATCACCGTCAGCACCTCGGTCGCGGTCGGGACATCCGGGGCCGCGGCTACGCTCGTCGTGGACGTGACCGGCGGGTCACTCGCGATCACCGCGGCCGGAACGCTGAGCATGCGCGGGGATCTCCGAATCGGGAACTGCGCCTTTTCGGTCGCGGCGGGCGGGATTTTGGAGTTCGATTCCAGCGCTGCGGCCGGGACGCCGATGTACAAGCTGATTGTCTCATCCGCGACCGGACAGGCGAATACGGCAATCTCGTTCAACGGCTCGTCCGGGTCGTATTGCATCGTCCGCAAGGCCGCGAGCTCCGGCAACTGGCGGATCGAAACGCCGACATCGTCCACGGCCAACCACGCCAAGTTCCTGGCGACCTATACGGACTTCAGCGACGCCGGGAATAGCACGTACGGTTTCGGCACGAATGCGTTCTGGGTGACAGGCTCTAGCTCGACGCAGTCGATCGACATCGAGCATTGCACCTTCACCCGGTGCGGCACTTGTCAGTTCAACGCGCTCGCGGCGTGCGATTTCACGTTCAAGAACAACCAAGTGATCGGCTCAACGGCGACGTTGTCGAATATGTGGTTCTCGTTGACGAAGACGACGGGCGGTATCCGAATCATCACGGACAACGATTTCTCCAACCTCGGCGTGGGCACAACGGGCGTAGCCTTTGAGTCGAGCTACAAGGGCATGACCTGCGAAGGCAACATCGGGATCTTCTTGCAGAACGCGCAGACAGGACTGGATAACGTTTCAACGTCGACCAAAGACAACATCTCCTACAATCGCGGCAACGTCACCAGCCTGCTCGGTTCACCGGGCGATACGGTAACGGGGCTGTACGGGTTCGTGGATACGCAAGCGATCATTAGCGCCATCATGCAGAGCCCCGGCTATTCAAATGGCTCTGGCACGCTGACGTACGATCGGTGCAAGGCGGACGCCACGACACCGAGCGAGGACACGGACTTTTTCACTCTCAACTCGCCATCCGTCGCCCTGACGTACCGCTGGTATCGGATGCTGTGCCTGCCGAACTCTCGGGGTGGTGGATCAGCGAATCTGACGGCGCACGGCAACACGAACACGACAGTGCAGGCCGAGTATTGCACGTTGATGTCATACCAGCTCGCGGGTGGCGCCAACCAAGAGGCGGCGATCCATATCGGGTCGAACTGGGCCGGTAAGGCTGGGTTTTTCACCTACATGAGAAACAATCTCGTGTGGGCGGCGGCGGCGTGGACCTCGGGGTTTGTTTCGCGAACAGCTATCGAGCCGTGGACCGGACTCACGGCAACGGGGGCTAGCACGACGACGAACGTCGTCGCTTCGACGAGTCCGTGGGCAGCGTTCACCGGCACCACTGGCCTTGGCACGGGCAACTCGGCGGCGGTTCTGGTCGTTACGGGGAAGACCGGCAGTGGCCCGGCGGTGGGCGAGACCTCCGTCATTACCAGCAACACGAGCAACAGTGTTGCGCTCGCGAGCGCGTTGTCGGCGGCACCGGATACAGGGACAACGTTCTCTGTCAATGCAGTCGACATCGCGACGCAATTGGATTACAACGGCCAGTGGAACCTCCACTCCGGGACCACCTCGGACGCGACCGGAAATAACGCGGTCTCGACGCCGGGGTATGAGAAGTTTTGGATGACGACGCCGGCCAATGTTGGCCCACACGATGTCGTACTCGCGTCGGGGGCGGACCCCGTGGCAGGTGGCCCGCAGTTCGTCGATCCGACCCGAAATGTGGCCACGTTCGACACTGGCTATCTCGCGCTCGCCAACGCAACCGCATGGACAAACGCGCATAGCTACTCCGTGGGCGACGAAGTGAGTTGCGCGTCGTCGGGGTTCTACAACAACGCGACGATCAACTTTACCTGCATCACAGCGCACACGAGCAATTCCGGGAACGCCACGAACGGCCAGCCAGGAGCGGCGGCGACGACCTCGTGGCGCACGAATTGGGAATGTCGTGGCTTAGCCAAGATCCGAGCGGCCACGTTGGCCAATACGCGGTATACGGACGCCACGCTTGGCCTCACCAATGCTCGCGTTATCGCGGTGCTGAACGCGTGGGTCGAGGCGGGGTTCATGCCGCGAGCGACGGCAATCCGCGCAGCGTCGTCCGACGGTACGACGATCGGCGCGGTCCAGTACGTCTCATCTGGCACACTGCAAGGCACCACACTGCAAAACACGCTATACAGCCGCCCGCTCTAAAAGATCATCAGAACCCTCTAATTATTGACCTCGCATGAATCCTGACGTATTAAAGATCATGGCGGTGACCGCTGGCACGTTGATGAGCGTTCCGGTCATCAGCCTCGCGTACTTCGTCGGGAAGCTTGTACGGATGGTGGACGAGTTGTCGACATCATTCAAGGGACATGTCGATCGCGTCGAAAAGTTATTAGGGGATCACGATTCGCAGTTAAACTCTCATCGCGAGCGGATCGCTCGCGTCGAGACGCAAATCGACGAACGGGGGGAGCTTGGAGTCCTTAAGCGCCGTGCCACCGACCGTCCTGACGACTTTCCTGCAAAGGGTCGATAATGCCGTGTGGGTGCAGACGGTGTTCATCGTGGCACTCAGTGTCTGCCTGTGGACGTTGTTCCGGTTGGTGCGGTCCTTCGGGCAATACACGGAAGTCTTCCTGGCTGCGCACAAGAGCAGCATGCTGGTCCACCAGTCGAACGAACGGCAGACCACCGCGTTGCTCAAGCTGGAGTTGATGTTGAAGGCCGACCCAGAGATCGCGGCACGCTACGCGGCGTTGATGGTTCACGACGAATCGGAGGAGCGCGCATCATGAGCGACGACTTTCATACGGTAGCCTATATCGACGGCGAGCAAGCGCGGAACATTCGCGACGACCTGAACGAGTACGGCGACGACCCCACGATGCGGATCAAGATCAAGGTTCGCGGGAGCCATCCGGGCGCGCACCTGTTGGACTACGCGCTGCAAGCGTGCACCGATACGGACGGCGGTGACGACGAGAACAACAGCCACCCCTGCCCTGGCTCGCCGGGGTGCTGACCGATGATCGCCAGCGAGATTGCGCACTGGATGGGCCTCTTGCCCGTCGGCGTCTGTCTCTGGATGTCGCGGAAAGGGCGCAGCTTGGACACGGCGTTTTGGGTGCTTGGCATCGCGTACGGGGTATCGTGGCTCGCCGACACGGCCGCGCACTTCGTGAATCCGTGGATTGCCTCGGCATCGTACCCTGTCGCCCAAGCGTCACTGATTGGCGCGGTGTTTCTGGGACGGTCAGCGGCGGTACGATTTCTGTACCTCCTGGCTACGTGCGGGATCTTTTCCGCTGTGCTCCGCGCATCGCCGGGGCCTGACCTCGTGCTCAATATCGTGGCGAGCGGCGGGGTGACTCTGATTGCGTTAGAGCACGCCATCGGCCATCTCCGCAACGCGCTGGTCGTCACCTTCGGGCTGGGGATCGTCGCGTATGTGGCGTGGGTGGTCGACGTAATGCTCAACGGGCAGGCCGGGGTCCGGTCGTGGTATCCGATGCAGGCCGTCCGCCTGGTCGGCACTCTCTGGTTCTGCTATGCGGTGATGCGGCCGCGGCCCGCGTTATCGCTCCTTCGTGCGAGGGCGGCGTGAGCTTGCAAGATGCCGCGACTCAGACCGTGCCCGTCTACGTCCTCATGATGGCTATCGGATTGGTGAGCGCCTTCGGGTCCGTCATCTTCTCGCTGTTGCTCTACGAGATCCGGACGCTGCGCCGGAGTCAGCACGAGATCCGCAATCAGTTAACCGGCGTCATCGGCGGTCGAGAGTTTGCGCACGAGCTCGCGAGTGAGATTATTCGATTGACGCGGAGTTCGTGATGCTGGACGCGACGGCGGCATATGTGGAGTCGGGAACGCGAGGCTTCGACTGCAATTTCATCCTATCGCCCGACAAGGCACGGCACTACCGCGATCAGTCGTTCGCGTTCGCGCTGCGCTACATCCGCCGGCAGCACATCACTGACCACGACCTGACCTCGAGTGAAGCGAACGACATTCTCGATACAGGGCTCATGCTCGGCATCGTGCAGCACGTCGAGTCTGAGAACTCGTGGAACCCGTCGAGCGCGAAGGGGGAGGCGCAGGCCGTCGTTGCCGTCGCGGAGCTGCAGCGTATCGGGGCGCCATCTGAGACGCAATGCTGGCTCGACCTGGAGGGCGTCAATCCGCTAGTTCCGCCGAAAGACATTGTGGCCTTCTGTAACCGATGGCACAAGATTCTCTCTGATGCGGGATACGAGACCGGCCTCTACGTGGGGTGGCACTGCGGGCTATCGGCGACCGAGCTGTATCACGACTTGGCGATCTCGCGCTATTGGAGCGCCTACAACTTGAACGGTGACGAAACGCCGGCGGTGCGAGGCGTGTGTATGAAGCAGTACGCGAATGCCGGCGATACGTCGATTGACGTGGATATGGTCGTTCGGGATTCGCTGGGCGGGTTGCCGACTTTCCTTTCTCGGAACTAGAGCAATGGATCTGATTTCTGTCGTCATTGTGCTCATCGTCGTTGGCCTGCTTCTCTGGCTGGCGCTGACCTACATTCCGATGGCACAGCCGTTCCCGAAGATCATCACCGCGGTCGTGGTCATCGCCGTCGTGCTCTGGCTGATCTCCCTATTCTTGCCGGGTGGGTTCCACGCCATCAAGGTTGGCCGGTGAAGGCTCGTTGCGCTGCCCTGCAGCCGGCCCTATTAGCGCGAATAGACCTGCGTGAACCCATTGACTATTTCCGTTAGCGTGTTCCCGGAGACCGATCCTTGATACGTCGTTCTGTCGGTCTGGTCGTTGAATGTGATTGATCCGCCATTTGCGGACCATGTGCCAACTTCGGTTTGCGTCCCAGTGACCGTTTGGCCGCCAGACACGGCTCGGTATGCAATGACCTCGTTGTAGGCGCCGCTCGTCGACCCGCTCATGGTGAGCGTTGACGATGTGATGGTCAGCGTCGTGCCTTGGTCAACGAAGTTCGCGGGCAATGGCGTCCCGTTGATGCTGCGCAGATTCCAAGTACCGCCGACACTCGCATTCGGCCCTACGCTGGAATCCGAACCGCCGCAGTTGACGATGGCGAGCGCGAAGAGGAGGGCGGCGAAGCGTTTCATTTGGGCGTTCCTCTGGAATGATTTTGTGAACCCGACCACGACAACATTAGAAAATACTAAGAATCCGCCAAGAACTTTTCTGATTGACAGTCGATTGGTCGCCATAGTAGACTCTCGGTCCCCAGTTGTTTATCCCGCCGACGACGCGTGTCCATGAGCGCTGCAACTCCGTCCTCGTCCCACCCTGCCGGTGTCTTCAGCACAAATGCTCCAAACGGATATATCGGGCTCGTTATTTATGACGGCTCGGGGCTGGCGATGCGTCTTGAGATACGCGCCGATCGCTATTCGGACGCAATCCTTCCGTCGCTCGAGGAGTGGGTGCGCGAGGAGCGCGCTCGGCATCTTCAGATCCTGGAGTAGCGCCGCCGTCATGCGGTTTTCCCTTTGCGCTTCTTCGGCGAGGGGCCGGGCGCGCCGCTCGCTTCCTCGCTGACCTGCGCGGCGCTAGCGATCGGCTCGGCCGCCTCGGCTGGCGGGCCAAAAACAAGCCAGTCCGGCCCGCGTTGCTTCTTGTCTAACCGGGCAATCAACAGCACCTCCTCTCTGCTCATCTTCTGCCTGCCTGACTCAATGCGGGAGATTTTGTCCTTCCCGTAGACGGCAACGATTCCGGCGTCCCGCGAGAGCTGGCCTAGCCGCTCCCCAAACGCATCGCCGGTCATTCCGAGCGATTCCCGGATTTCTTTGACCCGCTCGCCTTGCTCGACTTGCCTGATGAGTTCAGCCTTTGTAGGCATCGGTTGCAAATTGGGTGTTGACAGTTGGAAGTTGAACAACTACCATGTCACCGTACACTTTGCCCCGGTGACATGACCAATCTTCCAGACAACGAACCCACGCGCAAGCAACGCTTCGATGCCGCCGTCAAGCTTTCGGGTCTGACGGTGCTGGAGTGGTGCGAGGCACACGATGTCAGCCGCCAACATCTCGGATTGGTGTTGAGTGGCGAGCGCGACGCGAGCGCCGAGTTGAATGCGGCGATCGACGCAACGATCAACAAGTATCTGCCGGCGTCGGCGGCCTGACTATGTCTGACCCCGTCGATTCAAACCGGGAGATTCCGCCACTCGCGTTGGTGCGCGGCGACTTGTACGCCAAGCCTCGCCAGATCCCGCGCCCCGTCGAGGATTGTCGGATCTGGAGCCTTGATCGCGCGATGTGCGAAGCGTTCGCGGCGATCGAAGGCGCGGACGGCAACGTGCCCAAGGGCGGGATCTATAAAGTGAGGGCTGGTGAACGCTTTCCGCATCGCTCGCTCGCGCGCCGGTTCGTGGAAGCACGCGCTGCTGGTGCGCCGCTGCCGCAAGTCGTCGCCGTGCTGGATCGCTTCCGCGCGTGGGTCATCAGCGACCTCTACGGCGACGGTGATTCCCCAACGCCGGTCTCGCGGAGGGCCGCGTAATGTCCAGCCGCTACCTCTCCCAGCACGAGAAGGCGCGCTTGCTCGCCGACAGTGGTCGCATCGTGCGATCGGGCGACGCGTGGCTCGTTCCGTCCTCGACGTCCGACGCGATCTATCAAGTCCGGCACGACGGCGAGAAGCCGACGTGCACGTGCCAGCACTTCCAGTATCGCGGCGAGACGTGTTCACACATTCTCGCGGCGGCGACCGTCGCGAAGCGTGAGGCGGTGGGGGTATAATGAGCACCCTTCTCGCATGGCGCGACGCGATTCTCGGCGTCTGCGCACTGGTGTTCGTCGTCGCCCTCGTGCTCTCATTCGTCGATGCGACCGATGCCGACCGCCGCGAGCGTGCCTTGCGCGAGGTCGAGCGATGACGCACGAGGAGATCGCCGCTGCGTCTTATTCCATCGCTGGCGGCGACGCCGCGATAGAACAGGCAGCGCAGAATGTTATTAAGCGAGTGATGGGCTGCACGGAGCCGCTGAACTGCTGCGGCGCCTGCCAGAACGCTCTGCGCGACGTTCAAGAGTTGGTGCGTTCGGTTCGCGAGCGCGCCTTGCGCGAGGTCGAGCGATGATCCCCGCCCCCGACACACCACTCGCCTCGCTGCTCTCGCAAGCGCTGGGTCTCGCGATACGGCTCGAACCGTTCGCGGCGGCGATTGAGGAAAAGCTGGCGCTCGGCGTCCGCGTGGGGCCAGAGGAATTAGAGATCTGGCACGCCCTCAACAGCGCCACGGATCGCATTGCCGACGCCGTGCACAACGGGCTCGTACTCGCGCAACAGGGGGCCGTTGAGCAGCGCGTGGTCGTCGAACACGACGCGCGATTGCTCGATTTTGCGAGACCGATGGGCGCGGCTGAGCGGCTGACGAGAGAAGCGTTCGCCACGGTCTCTATGCGAGAAATCCTATGACACGCACCGAGCGACGAGTCGCCATCGAAGCGTACGCGCAGGCGCTGCTAGCGACTGGCCCGCGTGCGTCGAGTCCTTCCCAGGAAGCGCGGTGGCTCGACGACTACCGCGAGATCGCCGAGCGCAAGGTTGCCGAACTAGAGCGCGTTGGCGCGCTCGATACGATCGCGAGGGTTGCATAGATGACCACGTACGCACATAAAGACCTGACGCGCATTCTCGCGCTACATCGCAAGTGGGCGCACGGTGAGGCGGATGGCGTCCGCGCGAACCTCGACGGCGCGAACCTCGTCCGCGCGAACCTCGACGGCGCGAACCTCGTCCGCGCGAACCTCGACGGCGCGAACCTCGTCCGCGCGAGCCTCGACGGCGCGAACCTCGAGGGCGCGAACCTCCGCGGCGCGAACCTCGAGGGCGCGAACCTCGTCCGCGCGAACCTCGTCCGCGCGAACCTCGACGGCGCGAACCTCCGCGGCGCGAGCCTCGACGACCGCACCGTACTCAGTGATGGCGTCACATGGCGTCAGTACCTGGACGAGATCGTGCCTGCGCTCCTCGTGGCTGGAGGTAGAGCGCTGGCGGACGTCGCCAACGCGGAGGTCTGGAACTGTCACAGTTGGGAGAATTGCCCAATGCACGCCGCGTTCGGCGCGGAACGCCTCAGCGGTGTTCCGGCGCTCCATCGATGGCAGGCCGCGCGATTCGTTCAGTTCTTCGATGCGGGGCTGATTCCGTTGCCGACGCCGAGCGAGGCGCTATGACCTGCGACGCCTGCGGTCGACCCGCCACGAAGTTGGTCGCGAGCAAGAACGTGTGGTTCACCTACGACGGTCGCATGGTGCTCCTGACCGGCAATTCTGCGTACGGCAGCGCACTGCTGGCAAGAGAGCGATGCGATAAGTGCGCGGATGATTTGATCGCCGAGTTGCTCGTGTGCGGCGCGAGGTGGGCCGTGCAACCGTTGGCGGTGGCTGGGAGCAGTGCGAGCGGAGCGGAGCGGAGTAGCAGCGGGGCCCAGCCATTCGCCACCACCCTAACATGAGGATTTTGAAATGATGCGAGCGAAGCTGGTCGTCCGGTCCGTTGACGGATACGGGACGTATCAGGCCGTCCGCTTCTCGGCGGTCACCGGCGACAAGCCATTTGGCCCAGAGGGCGAGAGCGAAGACAACACGTTCGCGCGGTACACGCCGAGCGCCGAGTTGTCGATGTCGATCACGAACCCGAATCTCATCGGGAAGATCAGGATCGGGGACACGTTCTACGTCGACTTCACGAAGGTCGAGTAAAAAAGCGACGGCGCCACCCGTGACGGTGACGCCGCCAAAACCCCGAATCCCGATATAGGAATCCTAATGAGTCCCGCCACTGCCGCAAGCGTCCCACCTCCACCGCCGGGCATCTACCCGAGCATCGTTGCGGATGTCTACCACGCATGGCCGTGTTGCTCGTCGGGTCAGTTGCGCGCGCTGCGACGATCGGCACTCCACTTGAAGCATCGCCTCGAATCGCCGCAGGCAGACACGCGGGCGCTCAAGATCGGACGCGCCGCGCATTGCGCCGTCCTCGAGCCGGACACGTTCGACGCGACGTTCGCAGTCGCCGAACAGTGCTCGGCCAAGACAAAGAAGGGTGAACAGTGCTCGCGTGGAGCATCGCTCTACTTCGCGTCATTCGGGTGGCTGTGTGGTCAGCACGCCGAGGGCGTTCCCGAAACATCCGACAATTCGCGCCTCATCATCACCGCGTCCGAATACGCGACCTCGCTCCGTGTTCGCGATGCTGTGCGTGCGCACCCACGGGCCAAGTCGCTCCTCGCCGCGACCGAACACACCGAGCTCTCGATCGTGTGGGTCGACGATGAGACTGGCCTCGTGTCGAAAGCGCGCTTCGATGGCTACGCGCCCAACGTGCTCGGCGGCGTGGTGTGGGATCTCAAGAGCTGCGCGAACGGGAGTCAGGCGGCATTCGAGCGCGTGGTATTCCGCGACGGACTCGACCTGCAGGGCGTGCACTATCTCGACGGGGCCGCAGCCGTCGCGCTCGGCGCATCGCATTACGTGATCGTCGCCGCGGAGAAGGATGTCGCCGTGGTCACCGTGTACCGCTTGCTCGACGAAGTGATCGCGGCAGGGCGCGAGCGGGTGCGCGCGCTCCGTCGCCGATACGCCGAGTGCATGCGGACCGGCGAGTACTCCGGCTACTCAAACGATGTCGTCGACCTCGGACTTCCGCGCTGGTCGTGGAGCGAGATTGACGCGGAACTCATGGAGACGGCAGCATGACCGCGACCGGTCCAATCACGAACGGCCATCCAGATGACGATGCCGAGACGAAAATTGAATCGCTCGATGCGGGCTCGCTCGCCCTCACCGCCGTCGATCGCGCGTCGATTGATTCGCAGGTTGCGACAGCGAAGCGGTATCCGAGGTCGATCACCAAGTCGCTTCAAGAAGCGCTGACGCTTGCGACGCTCGACGAGGAAACGGCGGGCTCGATGTTCTACGCCGTGCCACGGGACAAGAAGATGATCGAAGGGCCATCGGCTCGGCTCGCGGAGATCATCGCCTACTCATGGGGCAACCTGCGTGCAGACGCTGACATCGTCGACGAAGGTCGGACGCACATCACCGCCATGGGCACGTGTTTCGATCTCGAGAAGAACGTCGCCATCCGCGTGCGCGTGAAGCGCCGAATCACCGACAAGCACGGCAAGCGGTACGGTGAGGACATGATTGGCGTGACATCTGGCGCGGCGATCTCGATTGCGCTTCGCAATTCGGTGTTCAAGGTCGTTCCGCGCGCGCTGGTCGATCGCATCTATCAGGCAGCGCGCAAGGCATCGCTCGGCAGGGGTGGAACGATTGCGCAGAAGCGCCAGAAGGCATTCGAGTTGTTCGCGAAGATGGGCGTGAAACCCGAGGAAATCTTCAAGGCGCTCGATGTCGTAGGGATGGACGATATCGGCGAGGAACAACTCGTCGTACTTCGTGGCCTTGCCAACGCCTTGAAGGATGGCGAGACGACGGTCGAGCAGACGTTCCGTCCAACGAGCCAATCCCGCACTACCACGGACCTGAATGCGGCGCTCGACCCGAAGAAGCCTACGACTGGAAAGACCAAGGCAGCCGAAGAATCCGACGAGGACATTCGACGCGAGGATCAAGAGTTGGTCGCGCGCGAAGAAGGCCGGTAGCCCCAACCCCTCACCGAGACCCCGATGGCCACTACGACACACCCGAGGACTTCCGTCAGAATGCCGCGCGCTCGCGGTCGCCGCTGAACAACCGGACCTCTTTGCCGACTGATGAGCGAGCCAGTGTCGGCGCCGACTGAGGCTGCACCGCTCTACGTGGACGGTGAGGGTCATGCGCTGCCGGTCTCGCAGCTGCCGCGCGATGTACGGGAGGAGTTCAAGCAGATGCTTTATCGCAAGGCGCCGCTCTTTGTGAAGATGAAGGCGTTGTTGCGGCGGGAGATTGAAGCGGAGACAAAAACCGTCGACGCGAAACAATCCACATCTGTCGCTGTAGGCGAACCTGGTGCGACGTAAGCAGTTCCAAGAGTTATCCACGGTCCACTGCCAATCGTGACGTTTATCTAAGTTCGCTCATATGACTTCGCGCCAGCTTTCATTCAAAATCGACCCGGACGAGATCATCGTCGATAGTTTCGCCGGTGGTGGCGGCGCGTCGCTTGGTATTCAGTGGGCGCTCGGCCGCGGTCCGCACGTCGCCATCAATCACGATCGCGAGGCAATCGCGCTACACGCCGCCAACCATCCGGATTCTGAGCACTATTCGGAAGATGTGTGGCATGTGGACCCGGTCGAGGCATGCCGCGGCCGGAAGGTCGGGCTCATGTGGCTCAGTCCCGATTGTAAACATTTTTCAAAAGCCAAAGGCGGAAAGCCGGTGTCGAAGAAGATCCGCGGGTTGGCTTGGACCGCGGTGCGTTGGGCGAACGCGGTGCGCCCGCGTGTCATCGTGCTCGAGAACGTCGAGGAATTTCAGACGTGGGGTCCGGTCGATCGCCAGACGAGCAAGCCGATCGCTGCTCGCCGCGGTCAGACCTTCCGCGCATTTGTTGCGAGACTGGACGCGCTCGGCTACGTGGTCGAGTGGCGCGAACTCCGTGCATGCGACTATGGCGCGCCGACGATTCGCAAGCGTCTCTTTCTGATCGCACGCTGCGACGGACAGCCAATTGCGTGGCCCGCTCCGACGTACGGCAAGGGTCGTGAGCATCCATGGCGCACGGCGGCCGAGTGCATCGACTGGTCGATCGTCTGTCCATCGATCTTCGAGCGAAAGAGAGCGCTAGCACCGAACACAATGCGCCGGATTGCGCGAGGGATCGATCGGTTCGTCATCAACTCACCAAAGCCGTTCATCGTCAACTATCACGCCGCGAAGCGGGTCGGCGACGCCCGCGCTCACTCGATCGACGAGCCAACGCGCACGGTCACCGGCGCGCACCGCGGCGAGCATGCGCTCATTGCTCCGTTCCTGAAGCCGCGATATGGCGAGGATCCGGACCCGAGCCGGCGGAACGGCGAGGGCCAAGCGCCGCGCGTCCGTTCGCTCGAGGAGCCGGCGCCAGTCATCGTGCCGACCGGGAACGGTGGCGATCTCGTTGCGGCGTTCATGGCGAAGCACTACGGCGGGCACGAAACGCCGGGCACCTCAGTCGATCGACCGCTGTCGACGGCGACGACGCAGGACCATCACCATTTGGTGACGGCGCACATTCAACGCGATTTCGGCCAGAGCATCGGCGCGGGCGCTGACACTCCACTGCCGACCGTCACGGGCGGGAGCAACGGACACGCGGCACTCGTTGCGTCAAACCTTGTGAAGTTCAAGGGAACAGCGCGCGACGGCCAGCCGGTTGATGAGCCGTTACCCACGGTGCAGTCTGGCGGGCTTCACTACGCCGAAGTCCGCGCGTTCCTGGCTGAGTACTACGGCAGCGCGAAGGACGGCGCCTCGCTGCGCGAGCCGCTACGAACGGTCACGTCTCGCGATCGATTCGCGCTCGTCACGGTCGAAGGAATCGAGTACGCGATCGTCGACATCGGCATGCGGATGCTCGCGCCTCGTGAGCTCTATCGCGCGCAAGGATTCCCCGACTCGTATCGCATCGACGTCCCGTTCAACGGCAAGCCGCTCACGAAGACGGCGCAGGTTCGGATGTGCGGGAATTCGGTGTGTCCCCCGCTCGCCGCGGCGATCGTCGCCGCCAACCTCCTCGGGGAGACGTTCCTGTCGAAGGAGTTGGTCGCATGAGCACTGTCATGGACGATGTCGCACTGTTGAACGTGAAGCAGGCTGCACGCTACCTGGGCGTCTCGCGCTCCTACTTCTTCGAGCACGTCCGCCCGTACATCGCCGTGTGCGACATGCGACGACCCGGCGGCAAGCAGGCCGTTCCGCGCTGGACACGCGCCGACCTCGACGCGTTCATCGCCGCTCGCCGCAAGGAACGAAAGACCGCATGACGCGCACGGCGCCGACGCCTTGGCTCAAAGGCAATGTCTGGTACGCTCGCGTCCCTCGGCTCGACGCGCCGGGCGTGCTCCGGCCCATCGGCGTACGGGGGAAAGACAACCGCGACGTCGCACGGAACGTGTGCGCCTTTCTCCAGTGGCTCCGCTCGCGCCGGGAATCGTTTCTGCTCGACGCGATGGCAGGGAAGAAGGTCTCGGTGGGGGCGGCGTTCACCGCGTACACCGAGGGCCGTCTCGACGCCTTCATCGTCGAGGCCCGCGATGGCGTCACCGACGTCGATATCGAGCCGTACGTCGCGCGATGGCAGCGCGAGCTCGCCCGGCGACAGAAGCCGAACGCGGCGAGCCGTGCGAAGTACTTAAAGCAGGTCCGGACGCTCATTCCGGACGGGGTGCGGTTCCCGCGCTCGGCGTTCACGAAGCAGCGCATTCGCGACTGGCTCGACGGCCTTGGGATCTCGCAGCCGAACCGGCACCGGGCCGCCCTCTCGAGCTTCGCGGAATTCCTGCTCTTCGAGGACGTCATCGCCGGCAATCCGGTCAAGCGCGTGCCGCGCACGTCGGAGAGTGACCCGCGGACGCGACACCTCTCGCAGGCTGATGCGAAGAAACTGCTTGAGGCGCTGGCGCCGGAGTTCCGACCCATTCACGCGCTCATGCTCGCGACCGGCATGGAATTCGGCGCCGCGCAGGCGGTTGATCCGCAGACGGTCACGGAGTCGACGGTCTACGCACAGGGCACCAAGAAGCACCACCGCCGGCGGACGTGCACCATCACGGAGCGGTGGTGTTGGGCGTGGGAGATCGCCCGCGCCGAGATTCTGAGCCACCGCGACGGCGAGCGTCCGTTCGGCAAGGTCAGCGTCCACGCGAGCCTGCGCGCGCTGCGAAAGGCGCTCGGCGATGCGAAGCTCGACACGTCGTACACGCAGCACGACCACCGACATACGTGGGCGGTCCAGGCGGTGCGCGACGGGCTTCCGCTACACGCCATCGCACATCAGCTCGGGCATCGGGACGCGACGATGGTGCTCAAAGTCTATGGGCGATTCCAGCCGACTCAGGCTGACTTTTCAGGCCGAAACGTTACCGCCAGCGCTACCGCACCCACCAACAACCCGACCTCAACACCGGCCACCAATGCAGGCTAAGTTACCGATACAGAGTGTAGTTAGCCGGGATGGCGAAATCGGTAGACGCGAGGGACTTAAAATCTCGCGCGCCACCCGGAGAATTTCTGCGCGAGAGCGAGAAGCGTCCGCACCAGTCCGCGCGAATTCTCTAAAATCCGTAGCAACCGCTACCTCTAGCGCTACCGTCCGCCGTGGTCCGGATGGCGCTGAATTGACCGTGCTAGGGTCCGTGCGCGGGGGTGGGTTGTGAGCGCGCCGGGTGTGATGCCTCTCGTGCGCATCATCGCAATCGCGCTTGGTCTCGCCTACGGTGCGGTGCTTTTCGATATGGCGAGAGTTGAAAACAACATCTCGCTCGCCCGCCGGTATTTCTCATTCAGCGTCTTGGCGCTTGCCGTCGCTGGCTGGGGGATCGTCGGATGACCGCCGCCGCCCCGACGATGCCCGCCAACGTCCGCCCGTTCTCGAACGGCTCTGAGGCTGACTCCTGGCGCGAGGCGAACTGCGAGCGCTGCCAACTCAACACGTATCGCAAAGAGGGCGACCCGTCGTGTCCGATGGAGGAAGCCGTTGCGATGGGCTTCGTGCTCGGGACGGTGCCCGTTGCGCTCGCGAGTGAGTACGGCGCCACGATCCGCGGCGACTACTGCGACATGCCGAAGCAGTGCCCGAAGTTCGTTCCGCCGACGACGTGTGAGTACATCGTCGATTTGAGGCGGCGCACGAAGCCCAAGTGCGGGCAACCGGCAGCGGGCGAAGTCGAGCGCCGTGGCTACCGATGGGCCGTGTGCGAGGAGCACGAGAAGATGTGTGAGCGAGGTGTGCGATGAGCGCCCTGACGATGGCCGGGCGAGAGGTCCGCAAATGACTATACGCTCACATCACTCAATGTCGTGGCGCTGCTGCGGCGTCACGCACTCCCCGTCTTTTCGCCACTGCCCCTACTGTGGAACATCGGTGCTAGACGCTGATCGTGTTCTCGTGCGCTTTCCGCTAATCAGCGGACGAGGCGACATAGCCGTCGTCGCGAGCGCCGAGGTTGACAATGATTCGTGGCGCTTCCTCCTGCGCTCCGTTCAACTCTACGTCGGCATGCTGGACCGCCGCGAGTCGCCAAGCGCCGTCGTCGAGTCGTCCGCTCGCGACAGCGAGAGCGGAGATGCGCATGGATAGTCCAACGCTTCGTGTCCTGTCGCTCGGCGCTGGGGTCCAGTCATCAACGCTCTACCTCATGGCGCTCGCCGGGGAGTTCGGAGCGATGCCGAACGTCGCGATCTTCGCGGACACACAGTGGGAGCCGCCCACCGTCTACGAATGGCTGGATAGGCTTGACGCGATCGGCGGCACCATCATTCCGATTCACCGAGTCACGAAGGGCGACATCCGCGCCGAAGCGCTCCGACGCGGCGGCTCAAAGGCTGGATACCGCGCCGTGTCTCTTCCGCTGTACGTCGAGAACGCGAACGGATCTCGCGGGATCATTCATCGGCAATGCACCGCCAAGTTCAAGATCGAACCGATCACCAAAGAGATTCGCCGCCTGCTTGGTGTTGCGAGGGGCGCTCGCGTTCCGAACGGCATCGTCGTCGAGCAGTGGTTCGGAATCTCGCTGGATGAAGCTACGCGGATGAAAGACCCGCGTTACCCGTACATCCGTGGCCGGTGGCCGCTGATTGAGAAGCGCATGACGCGCCGCGACTGCATCTCGTGGCTTGACGCACACGGCTATCCCGAGCCACCGAAGAGCGCTTGCATCGGCTGTCCGTTCACCGACGATCTTCGGTGGCGAGCGATGCGAGACGAGCAGCCCGCGCAGTTCGCCGACGCAATCGCGTTTGACGAGGCGATCCGACATGGGCTCCCCGGACTGAATCGACCGGCGTTCGTTCATGATTCTTTGAAGCCGCTCGCCGAAGTAGACCTTTCAACCGCTGAAGAGCGCGGCCAAGGCAACCTCTTCGAGAACGAGTGCGAAGGGATGTGCGGCGTATGACCTCCCCGACGAACGCGCCCGCCAGCGAATTGATTGACCTGTTGAACGCATGCGCAGACGACAGGGAGCAAGAGGCGCACGACTCTCTAGCGCACACCCCAGAGGCGTTCGACGCCTTCATGGGCGATGCGAAGATGCTGCGCGCCCACGCGGCGAGCCTGCAGGCAAGGTCCGCGCCCGCCAGCGCGGTGGAGTTCCCGAGAGAGGAAATCGAGTCCGCCGCCCGCGAGGCCGACCGGTTCGCTGTGGCGATGAGCCTTAAGCGCGACGCGAACATCTTCCATGATCGCGCTAGCTCTTATCGCGCCGCCATCGCCGCTTACGACGCCCTCCACCAGCAGCTCGACGCGATCACGCGGGAGCGGGATGCGTGGAAGGCGTATGCGAAACACCGGGATGAGTGTCGGCATTGCCACATCACCGCTTTGGACCGTGGCAGGCGAATGGCGCCAGAGCTTCTACCCGTGCCCCGAAGGCGCGCGGCTCCGCGACGCGGCGCAATCAGCCGAGGCGAAACAATGAGCAAACTCTTACACAAAGACGACATCGGCCGCACTGCAGCCGAGGCCAATGTTCCGTTTTCGCCCGGCGATTGGGTGCGATTCTATCGGAGCGGCATGCCTGTGCTCGGCGTCGTCGAATACGTGATGTGGACCTTCGACTATCCGTCCGGTTGGCGGCTCGTAACTGACAACGGGCTCCTGCGGTTCGACGAGGTGCTGGAATCGCGGTGCGCGGCGCAATCAGAGAACGCGAAACCGGAGCAGCGATGAAACCGTGCCCATGGCAGCGCCGCTGCGAGCGGATCGTGCGCGTCGTGCAACGGTCGGAATTACTGGACCGGCGCGCGATGGCGCGGGAACTCATGGCCATCTATCGCCTCGCGTCGGGGATCGACACGCCGGCGGTGAAGCGAAAGGGGCGGGGACGATGACCCTCTCCGACGCCATCGAGACCGTGCGCAACGCGCTGGAGAACCGGCCGCGTGGGTTCGTCGCGGTCGCTATTGATGTTGAGGTCTTGGAAACGTTGCTCGTCGCGGCGCGCATTCGACAGTCGCGACGGAAACCATCCCACCGTCCCGATAGTAGCAGTCCCGCCGACCAAGAAACGGGAAATTCTCGTGAGTAACCTCACGCAGGTCGGCGAGGTGCTCGCCGCGGATTGGGAGAGACAGAAAGCCGACGTGATGGCCGTCGAGAATCCGCGCGTGCTCCGCGCTCCCGAGACTGACGAGGATTGCGCGCGGTTCGTCGAGTCAGCCGACGCACGGTTGCGTTTGGCCAACGACGAGGATCGCGAGTTCGGTGCGTGGTGCGCGAAGCTGAAGATGCGCCAGCGTCAGTTCATCATTGATTGGCCTGCGCTCGCCCGTTGGCGTGACGGCGTGCTTCGGGAGCCGCGGAAGTACCCGAGCTACATCGTTGCCGCTGCCCTGGAGGCGCTCGCGCTCGAGTGCGCGCTGTCTGGATACGACGAGCTCGCGCAGAAGGCGCGCGGGCAAGCGGAAGCGGTGATGCTCGGACGTCGCAACCAACCGCCGCTCGAAGAACCGTACGCCACGTGACCGATGAGACGCCGTTCTCCGCCGGGCCCAGCCCCGAATACGTCGAAGCGCTCGACCGCGTCATGGCGGTCGGCGAGCACCAGACGGAGTCGAAGCGCGGGCTCGTGTTGCGCATGGACGACGAGATTGAGCAGTTGCCGCCGGTGCCGTGGCTGTCTGATGGTATTCTGCCGGCGAACGGGCTCGCGGCGCTGTATGGCGCGCCGGGCGCCGGCAAGTCGTTCGTCGCGCTCGACCTCGCGCTGTCGATCGCTGCCGACTTTCCGTGGTTCAGCCGGACGCTCCAGACCGGGACGGCGCTCTATCTCGCGGCCGAAGGGCTCTCGGGTCTGTCGCAGCGCATGCGCGCGTGGAAGGCATTTCATCGGCGCATTGGGCGGCTCGGGGTTGGGTTCGTGACGACGGCGATCGATCTTCTTCAGCCGGCAACAGTGACGCGCGTCGTCGAAGTCTCGAAGACGCTGTCGGATATCGGCCCAATGCAACTCGTGGTCATTGATACGCTTGCGCGCTCGATGGTCGGCGACGAGAACGATACCGGCGACATGTCGCGCGTCGTTGCGAACGCGGACGCAATCCGGACTGGTACCGGAGCGACGGTGTTGCTCGTCCATCATACGCGAAAAGATTCTGATCTCGAGCGGGGCAGTTCGGCGCTCCGCGGCGCGGTCGACACACTACTACTCTGCCGAGAGGGTGACGACGGGCGGGAGCTCGTCTGTGAAAAACAGAAGGACGCCGAACAGTTCTCTCCGATTCCATTCCGGCTTGTGGCCGGTCATGGCTCCTGCATTGTGCAAGCGTCTGTGGGCGGCGACCCGGGCAGCGCAAGCGAGCAGGCAGAAGGCATGACCCCCAAACGGCACGCCGTCCTGAAAACGCTCGCCAACGCGTTTACGGACCGCGGCGCCTCCGCGACCGAATGGTGCAAAGCCGCTGCAGTTCCCGAGCGGACCTTCTATTCCATCCGGACCTGGCTCTGCAGGGAGGGCTATGTCACGGAAAAGGGCACGCGATACACCCTGACACCATCAGGGAAGTACGCTGCAAAGCAACCTGCATATGCTGCAGTTACTGCAATTCAACTGCAACGGCCACTGCAATCCCTATCTGGGAACCCCCTTGAGGGGTTCCCAGGGTTGCAGCGTCAGCAGGAAAACAACGGAAAGATTGCAGTACCATTGCAGTCACCGACCCTATTCGAGCCTGAAGAGCTCGACAACCTACTCGCCGAAGCCGACGAACGGCTCGGGATGAGAGAGCGTCCATGAACATCGCAGCGTTTGACCTGTCGCTCACGGCGACGGGTTTCGCCACGTATGGGCCACTGTTCAACGGCAACGAGAAAAGCGCCGGCATCATCGATCCGAAGAAGCTGTCCGGAATGATGCGTTTGCGATTCATCCGCGACGCTGTGCTCGAACTGTCATGCCTCACCGAAATCGTCGTTCTTGAGGGCTATGCGTTTGGTGTCGCACGGCAGTCTGGCCTTCGAGAAATCGGAGAGCTCGGCGGTGTGGTGCGAATGGGGCTTTGGGAGCGCGGCACTCGGTACGTCGAGATCCCGCCGGCCAGCTTGAAGCTCTTCGCGACCGGACGCGGAAACGCCAAGAAGGAAGAGGTTCTCGTTTCGGCCGTAAGACACCTCGACTACGACGGTCACGATCACAACGTCGCGGATGCCCTTTGGCTCCTCCAGATGGCATTGGCGAGGTCCGGCGATATCGAGCCAACAAACGAGCATCAGCGGCGCGCGCTCGAGAAGATCGTATGGCCGGAGCTGGCGGGCGTATGAGCGATCTCAGTCTCGGCGTTTCCGATGTCTGTCCAATGCGCTCGGTGAAGAAGTCGTTTCACAACGCCAAGGGGCAGATGCTGAAGGAGCTCACGTTCAAGGCACCGAAGGGCCAGAAGTTTATGATGCTCATGGTCGGTATCGTGGACGAAGGCACGGAGCAGGAGTTCGACGCGAACGCCGCGCTCGAATCGTTGGGCTGGAAGTTTGCCGGAGACGATCCGGTCGTTGCCGAAGACAAGGGCGGAAAGCTGACGGTGCGCGAATGACCGCCGCCGGCACAAAGCACGTCGAAACCCACAGTGTCGATTGGGGTTGCGCGCGGTGTCGCGTGTGGGGCCGCCTCCCGCAACTCCACTGCGCGACAATCGCAGATGTTCGCGAGGCGATCACCCGAGGCCACGAGCGACGGTCGTTCGGCTGTCACCTCAAGTTCGGCGTGCGGCATGTGAGCGTGGTGCAGGATGGCAAGACGCTGCGATTTGCGGACAGGCCGGACACCGAAAAGGCGTTGAGGAACGTTGAATCCAATGACCGAAGTTGACTCGAGGAGACCGATGACCAACGCCGTCAAGAAGCGGAACCCGAAACGATCCACCGCGAACCGAGAGCGGGCCTACGGGTCCAAGGCGGAGTGGATTCGCTCTCTTCCCTGCCACTTCGATGGTGTCGTCGGCTACACACAGGCGGCTCATGTGACCACGGGCGGTATGGGCCGGAAAGCCGACGCGTCCGCCCTCATTCCGATGTGCGGGCCCCACGTCTACCCGATTCACGGCGGCACCGTTTACCACGGCGGATGCCACCAAGCGCAGCATCGGCACGGCTGGAGCGACTTCTTGCGAAGCGTCGGATGTGCAGGCGCGGACCCGATTGCGATCGCAGCCGACTACGAAGAAAGATTTCAGCGGCTCGCTCAGAGCGAGACAGGAGACCGATGACCAACCCAACCCCCTCTGCGAACGACGCAGGAGAAGCGACACCACTCGACAAGCGACGAGCGGAAACCCTGGAGTTCATCAGACACCAGGCGTCGTTCTGGTCGAAGCAATCCAAGGTCCCATGTGGGGACGCCGAGTGCGATAGCGCATGGTGCTACCTCGCTTCGCGCCTTCTCCACGACGAAGCCGCCGAAGCGAAGCTAGTCGAGGCGCTCGGGCTGCTCGGCGATGAGTTAGAGCGTATCGGGCACACCGGCCCTGTTCGTGAGGTTGCACTCGCGGCTCACGCCATACACGACGCGGTGCTGCTGCTGCGCGTCCGGCCTTGCATCGAGGTCTCCAATGGCTGACGCACGAGCAGCGCTGCCGGTGCTCGCGCATGGCGTGATGGCGCACGGGGCAACACTGCTCCTGTCCGCATCGACCGAACGCGAGCCTGTTGAGAATTCCGCCGCCTTGCTCTGCCACGCGTTTCGCGGAACCCTTGACGGCCCCGCCTTCCGCGTCGTCTCCCTGACCTCTCTTGAGGCGGCCGAGGCGAGGATTGCGGAGCTCCGGGCACGATGCGACGCGCTGGAGCGTTTGCTCGACGAAAGGGCAAGTCGCGAGGAGGCGCCCGATGTCTTCTAACCGAGAGACGCCAACCCCAGTGCAGGACCGCGCCGGGCTGGACGCCAGGCTAGCGGAGATTGAGCGGACATGGGTAACGCTGCTGGACGTGTACGACCCGCCAGGAGTGCGGGAAGCGTCAACCCCCGTGACCTGACCGTCGCACGCAACGAAGTCCTGCGAATCTCTCGTGCGTTGGCCCGACTGTCGTACGAGACCATCAAACTGAGGTCACTTCTGCAAGATGACGACGCCCGCGAGCTCCGGAAGAAGCCGTCGGTGCGGAAGGGCAACGCGCTCGCCGGTTGGCTTCGCTGGCTCTGGATCGAGTTACGCCACGGAGTCGGCGTCAGGACTGACCGGCACGCGCGGGCGCTCATCGAAGCGGAGCTACGCGGCCGGGGGCTGCCTTTCGCGCGCTCGAGGGAACGATACGGGCGCGCGAAGAATCTGCGTTTCGGCGCGGGCAAGAAGCTGGCTGGCAGGCGGCATATCGGCAGATGGAGAGCGAGTTCGTCCGACTCACTGGCCGCGCGACGAGATGACCGGCGTCCAACCGTCGCACCCGCTCTCCAAACCCGACCTCACCATCCTTCTTGCTTTCACCTGACTGGCGTACTATCGTGATTGACCGAAGAATTCTCCCGTCTCGTCCGGCCCGACCACGCCAAACCATCGCCGTCAGCAGGGAACCGTAGATGTGCCGCTGAACGATCGTCAACGTCGGTTCGTCGAGGAAATTACTAAGGGCAACTCTGCCACCCAAGCGTATATCGCCGCTGGATATAGCGCTCGCGGCGCGGAAGTCTCGGCCTCTCAACTCCTCAGAAATCCTAAGGTCGCGGCAGAACTTGCCGCCGTTCGCGCTAAGGCTGCGGAGAATGTAGGGCTGACCCTCGAGGCCCATCTTACACGTCTCAACGAACTCGCATTCGCTGCCGCCAAAGCTGAACAGTACAGCGCCGCTGTGACCGCAGAGACCAACCGCGGGAAGGCGGCTGGGTTGTACATCGACAAGGTCGAGGACGTGACGAAGCTCGCTCCTGAGGAACGCGAGAAGCGCGTCCTGACGCTCCTTGGCGCAGCTCGCCAGCGCAAGCTCGGGTGACCGAACTCGAGGAACTGATCGGCTACCTGACTCCCAAAGAACAAGCGGAGCTCGATGCGCACCTCATTGCGCTCCAGCCGATTCGTCCTCACAGCGAATACCAGCGCGATCCGATTGGCTGGGCCGAATCCAAACTCGGCATTCCACGGCACACGATCGAATGGTCGATCGGCATCGGCTATCCGGCTCACCGATGGGATGGGACATTCGATCCACTCGCCGCTGCGTTTCGTGCGATCGCAGCGTGGAAAGACTGTACGGTCGAGTCAGGCACCGGGACCGGCAAGAGTTTCGGCGTTGCCGTGCTCATCCTCTGGTTCTTGGCCTGCTTCGAGAACGCGGAGTGTTATACCTTTGCGCCCACTGAGGACCAGCTCAAGCTCTATATCTGGAAGAACATTACGGAGTTATGGCCCAGGTTCAGCTCGCACTTTCCCACAGCGACCATCTCGACGCTCACGATCCGCATGCGAGGCGGGACGGACGAGCGCTGGAGTGCCCACGGCCGGCCTGTGGCAATCCGAGCCGGCGAGGACGTAGCAACTCGAGCGGCCGGCATGCACGCCGAGCACATGTTGTTGGTGTACGAGGAAACGCCTGGCATTGACCCCAGCGTGCTCGCCGCCGGCAAGAATACCTGTACGGCGCCCCACAATCTGCGGATCGCAATCGGGAACCCGAACCATCAGCTCGACGCCCTGCATGCAATGAGCGAAGAAGCGGGCGTCGTGGCTATCCGCATGTCGGCACTTGATCACCCCAACGTTGTGGGCGACAACCCGAACATTATTCCGGGTGCGGTCTCGACGAATAGCATTCAGAAGCGTTTGGCGGACTACGGCGAGTCGAGTCCCGTGTATCAGTCTCGAGTGCGCGGCGTCAGTCCTGAGCAAGCCAGTGATGCACTGATCCGGGTGGAGTGGCTACGAGACGCGGCGAGGCGGTTCGCCGCAAACGCGCGTTCGATCACGAGTTACAGGAGCACTGGCAAGGGCGTGGATGTCGCTAATTCAGAGCACGGCGACCGAGCGTGCATTGTCGACTTTGATGGGAATGAGTGTTTCCGTGTCGAGGCGTTTCAATGTCCGGACGCAAATGCATTGGGGACTCGTGTCGTTATCGAGGCGCGGAATGTCGGTCTTCCGCCGCTGCGTGTCGGCATAGACGCGATCGGCGTTGGGGCTGGCACGGTCAACAAGACCCGCGAGCTCGGCTACATGTGCATGCCGCTCTATTTCGGCGGGAAGCCCATGCGGATGGCCGAGAAGGCGCCGGATGGCCAGGAAGTCGAGTGGCACCCGGACGTGAACCAGTTCGAGAACTTACGAGCACAGGTCTACTGGCAGGCGCGTGAGGATTTGCGGACGGGCGTGATTAACGTCATTGAGGACAAGGAGTTGTGGCGTGAACTGACAATCGCAACGTTCACGCAGGAGGGGAGAGTGGTGAAGGTGTTGAGCAAGGACGAGATCAAGCTGATCTTGGGCCGCTCGCCGGATAAGGCGGATGCGTTCGTGATGGCGAACTGGGTCCGGCACCGACATGTCGAGCCCAAGAAGCCCGAACGTCCGCAAGGCGTGACCGCTGGCTACGACTACGAGAAGGGGCGCCCGGCGGAAAAATTGACGGCAGAGGATGAATTGCGTACGTTTTTGCAGCCTGGAGACTTCGTGCCCGGCCTCAACCGTTCAGCGGTCCCACTGCGTAGGCTCGGGAGATAGCATGGCGACAGGGTTCGAGGACTTCAAGGCGTTGGCGTCTCTCTTCAAGCATCGGGTCGAGTAGTGCGCTGGCCGTGGGTGGCGCGTTCCGCCTATGATCTTGCGCTCGCGCAACTCAACGCGCAGCGGCAGGCGTCGCAGGAGTCGGACGTTCGCTGGGTAGCTGAGAGCAATCATGCCCGTGAATCGTACGACGCGCTCCTTACGCGCTACCACCAACTCAAGCTTCAAGGCTACACCGAGCCAGTGCCGACTCCCACACCGCTCCCCGTCCAGCCGGACGATCCTATCGAGAAGGCGATCAACGTTGCCTCTCGTGGAATGGGGCCGATCGTTCGGGACGGGATGTTCCGACAGGCCGCGATCGACGAGGCGATGGGGGTGAAGAAAGAAGATATCGCGCAACGAATCCTACTCGGCACTCGTCCGATGGATGAAGCCCTAACGTTCTCGCCCAGTAATGGCTAGCCGAGATCCCCACTAAGCCCAGCGGCGGCGGTGACATCCTGTCCGGCGAAGCCCTTTTACTCGCCGGTATCCCGCAGTCCCCGGATTCTGTAGGTCGACAACTCCAGCTCAAAGGCGTCGATTTCGGGACATCCGATAGCCAGCCGTCCGCAGACGCTGGCCAGTTCGCGGGCATGGGCCCGTTCCTCGAGGAGTCCGACGACGACGTTCTGAAGATGGTAGAGGAGTTGGTCCGCCGGCAGGAACTGTTAGCGACCAACCACTGGAACCAGGACGAGTACTACAAGTGCGTCGTGAGCGGGTATCCGTGGGCAACGTTGGTGCACGACCAAGTCCGCGACTCGTACACGTTCCAGTTGCCGTACGGTGTCTCGCTGCTCTCGATTCAGCCGGTTCCGAATAAGAACCAGGACATCGTCAACAAAGCGTCCGAAGCGCTGCTGGTCGATTTCCCGCAGGTCGAATGCGAGCCGATTGACGACAGCGAGGAGGCCGAAAACGCCGCCGAGATGGCGGACAGGTTCCTCAAGCAAGACGCTGGCGAAGACGGAACGAACGACTCGGTCCTGTTTGACGACCGTGTCAAGCTCGCGCTGATGACGGCGACGAGCTACTTAGAGGCATGGGTTGATCCGGTCGGCGGTGGATATGTCCCGCTTCAGATTTGGGCGCATCCTCAAGCCGAGAGCCCCGAGAATGCCAAAGTCGGGCCGGATGGCATGCCGACCACGGACTACGTGCTCCGATATGTCGGCAACGGCCAGTTCGTGGACAACCCAAGCCAAGCCGACCCGCAGTGGCAACCCAAGATCCGCGCCGCGAAATGGGGCCGTGAGCACGTGCGGGTTTTCCCCGAGAACCAGCCGATCGAGCTGGCCGAGAAAGCGATCATCATCGGGTATTGCACGCTTGGCGAAGCGAAGCGTCGGTGGTCGACCGTGAACAAGATGGCCCCCGAAGACTTGTCCGCGCTCTGCGATTGGACGCCGCCAACGACACCGAGCTACCTGTTCCTGCTGCCACCGTTCCAACGGGCGCGCTGGAAGCTCTCGGACGGGAAGCAGAAGAATAAAGGCGGCTCGTCCGATGAGCGCATCATGTTCTATTACCACGTCCTACAGACCCCGACCCCCGACTATCCGAAGGGCGCGGACGTCGTAGTAACTGGCGCGCTGGACAGCATGGTGCTGGACCGACAGTTGTTGTCCACTGAGGTCGAGGTCAACAAGGGGCAGGGCAAGGTCAAGGAGACGCGGTGCCGGACGCTGCCACTAGTGGCCATTACACCGCGTGGCGATCCGCGAGGACAAGATCCGACCGGGCTGGCGTACGCTGAGATGTTCGTCGGTGCGACCGAGTGGAACGCGATGTTGGCGCAGCACTTCGGACACGCGATCCAGAAGACGCTGACGAACCCGTATGCGGTCAGCGCAACGAGCCCGATCAAAGGGCGGAACGTCCAAGCAGCCCGCGAGTCCGAGGACATGCTGCTGGTCATGGACGTGTCCAAGGACATGCCCAAGCAGTTGGACCCGCCGCAGTTGCCCAACTCGTTCTTCGAGATGTACGGGCTGTCGAACGAAGCAATCGATGAGATCGCGAACACGACCAAGGCCGCGACGGGCGAGTTGGAGGGCTCACGCGAGCATTCGGGAAAGGCAATCTCGTTGGCGATCGGCCAGAACAACATCGGACAACAGTCGCGGTTGAACGCCATCAACAACGCCTACACGCGCTGGTGTCGGATCAAGTGCGAGCTCGTGATGTCCAAGTACACCACGCCGCAACAAATCGCGTACGTGGGTGAGGACGGCGCAGCGAAGCAGGACGAGTTTTCGGGCGTTGACTTCGCGTTGGTCGGTAAGGTGAACGTAAAGACGGGGACCGGGACCGGCCAAGCGCAGGACCAGAAGGTCAACACGTTGGGCACGCTGGCCGCAGAGGGGTTCATCAGCCGCGAGGAAGCGTCCGATAGCGCGCGTCCGATCCTGGCTCGCCGCATGGGGTTGCCGTCGAACCCGTACGAGCAGTACGTCGAGCGTGCGGTTGACGCCTGGCTCAAGGGGCCGCCGGAACCCGAGCAACCGCAACAGCCTCAGGTTGATCCGACAACGGGCCAGCCGATCCCGCCGCCTACATGGCAGCAAAAGTACCGCGCATGGCTCGACGCTCAGACGCAGTACGAGCAAGCGCAGGCCACGTATCAGCAACAGACGCAAGCGTACACACAGTTCCTGACGCTACAAGCGATGGCGAACGCTGGCGCGCCGGCAGGCACGCTCGGCCCAGAGCAGCAGGACGAGAAGGCGCGAGTTGATTACCAGAACGCGGTGATCCAGCTCCAGGTCATGCAGGCGCAGAACCCGTCTGTTGGCGTCCCACCAGTCGCGCCACAGCCGCCGCAAGTACCGAAACCGTGGACGCCGTTCGACCCACGGCCGATCGATACGTTGCCCGAAGTTGCTGGCATTTGGGTCCGGAAGCTGGGCCGTCAGATCGCGACCGTGAAGTACAACGCCTTTATACCGGAATGGCGGGACGTGCTCACGCGGCGGTTCACCGAGCTGCGCCAAGCGTCGGCTACGGCGTCAGCGAGCGCGGCCCAGCCACAGCAGCAGACCGGATCGAAACCCACGCAGCCGCAGAAACCACAGCAGCCGACGCAACCACAGCCACTTTCTCCTCGTGCCGCCTAACGATGATGAACGCATTGCAGTCCATGAACATAGGCATGCCGCCGAGCAAGAAGAAGAAAACGCACCGCGGCCGAAAGCCCAGCACGAAGCCAGGCGCGCAGCATCTCGCAGCGCTCACTCAGGCCCACGGAGCCGGCAACCTCCAGGGTGCCAAGACCGCAGCGCTGTCCTACGCAAACGCGGTCCATAAGCACATGACCGGCATGGCGAGCATGACCGAGCCGGACGCCGACGAAACGGGCGGGCCGCCGGACCTGGACGCGGATGACACGACGCCTCCAACCCCGCCGGCACCCAAGGCGCCGAGCATGGCCCGTCAGGCGATGATGGCGAGGCTGAAGCGATGAGCGACGGCCATTGGATGGACTGAGTTCTCCACATTTGCACATTTTCCTTCCCTGAGGTACAATGTCTACTGAGAACGCTGAGGTTGGTTCGACGCCTGCCGCGCCTGCTGCCGATTCGAGCCCGAGTTTCGCTGATGCCTATGCGGACCTCATGGGTGACCTGACGCATGTGAGCGATGAGCCGGACAACGCAGACGATGCTGCGAGTCCTGACGGGTCGACCGCCCAAAGTTCCGAAGGTGCAGCGAGCGCAGAGCCAGCGGGAGACACCCCCGCCGTTGCCACGCCGACGACACCGGATGATGCAAGTCCTACCGGAACGGACGCTGATCCGTTCGAGGGGTCTGGCCCTGCCGCCTATCGGGTAAACGGGGAAGATCGGACCTTCGACGGCATCACGGTCCTCAAAGATAGATCGGGCGTGATCGACCCCGACAAGATGGACCTCGTGCTGCACCGACTGAGTGAACGAGACCACTTGTTCGAGACGTCGCAGGCCCGCCAGAAGGAACTGACCGACCTCCAGGAGCTGACGCGGTGGCGTCCAGACCCAGCGAAAGACGAGTACGTGACCGGAGCCGCAGCCCTACAGGCGCGGGACTTGGCGTACGCGACGACGCGGGCAGAACGGGACGTCTACAACGCGCTCCTCTCCGATCCATCGAAAGTCGCCGGTTTGATCCAGTACAACGAAGCGACCGGCCAATTCGAGTGGAACGCCTCACAGGTCGCGGTTGTCCAGGCGCAACTCGAGAACAAGAAGCTTCAGTTGTCGCACGCGATCGAGAAGCATTACGCGCCGCGGATCGCTGGCCAGCCGCAGACGGCACAGTCAGCACAAGCGCAACGCGTCGACCCCGTCGCAGCCGCCGAGCGGTTGATTCAGGTCACCGGAGTCAAGGGATTCGGGGACGCCGACAAGCAGTGGCTTGCTGGACTGGCCGAGGAATTGGTCCGGCCCGCAACGCCAGCAGACGTCGCCAAGAACCCGACATTGGTTGTTGGCCAGCCATTCGCGCCGCAGAAGTTACTGGACTTGATCGCCGATCGCGCCGAGTTGCTAGCGCGTTCCATGAAGCAAGTCGCGTCCGCAACGAAGGCCGAGAAAGAGAATCAGGCACGGTTCGCCGCTGCGAACGCTGGCAAGAAACCGGCAGCCGCACAGGCCCGTGCGACAGCCACCAAAGAAAAGACACAGGCGCAGACTCGCCAGGAAGCATTCGACGCCGAATACGAACGGCGACAGGATGCGATGGCGGGCTTGCTGCGCGCTACGACCGCAGCTTAACCCTTCCCTCTCAGGCGAGACCCGCCTAGCACCTCGTGGCCACTGGCTACCCGACCGCGTCTACCGCAACAGCCACAACGTCGGTCACTGACCTCTACAAGAAACAAAACACCGACGTCGAAATCGCCATCAAGTTGATGACCGAGGAGGCGGACTGGTTCCAGGAGTACCCGCGGAACCGGATCGTCCTTTCGGCCAACGAGAACCGCGTCCCGCTCGTTTTGACGCAACCACTCCCGGCGGCATTCATCCCGGAAGGCGGCAAGGAGTCGATCATGTCGACTCCATCCCCGACGCACGGGACGTTCCTGCCGGTCCAGATGAACAAGCGTCACGGCTTCACGGCGTTGGGCCAAGCGTACGACTCCCGCGCCGCAGCGGGCATGATCGAGAACCAACTCACGTATCAAGCCAACATGTCGGGATACGGCATGGGCTGGACGCTGGGCCTCAATACGTGGGGCACGTCCGTTGGGACCGTGGCGAAGATCCGCACGACCGGCACTGCTGGCACGGCCCAGTCGCTGATCCTGGGGAGTGCATTCGGCTCGTCCACGTTCGTGGCTGGCGGCGACGGTGGAGTGCAGGATACCTACTTGTCGTCTCTCTTCCGCGTCGGCACCCGGATCGCGCTGATCCGATCGGGCGCGATTGTGGAGTTCGCGACCGTCACCGCGAGCCCTGGCGCATCGGGTGTTGGAACGGTCGACGCGACGTTCACCTCGAGCATCACGCCGACCGCTGGCGATTTGATCGTCAACGCAATGGCAGACGCCGATGTCACGATCACCGGCACGGACTACAACAACGCCGCTTACGGGTTTACCGACTTCCTGACCGGTCAGCCGCTGGGCGTGAGTTCGACGACCTATCCGAAGTGGACTGTCGGGTCATCGCAGACCGCATCGCAACGACTCTCGTTCTCCGTGAAAGAGCGGATGATCAACGAATGCTTCATCGCGGGCGGTGGGACCATCAACCGCTTCGCGATGCCGTTTGGCGTCCGGCGTGATGCCATCTCCGGAGAGCTCGGCGGTCGCCGGTACGACTCGTCCGAGACCGACATCGAGGGCGACATCAAGGCGGGGAGCGGCCAGAAGTACTACTACTCGCAGCTTGTGCCGCCGAACACGCTGGTGGGCTGGTACGACAAGGCCATCCAGAAGGTGGAACTGTCGAGCCAGCAGACCGGCGCGACGGCCAAGTCCGTCTTCAAGCTCGACAAGATCCAAGGTGTATCGGCGACCGCCGCCTACTATGACTGGTTCTATCAGCGCATCCCGACCTCGCTCGCGCTGACCGGATACGCGACCAACCTCATCTCGGCCTAAGGATCACCGCCATACCGCCAGGGAGTTCACTTCTGGACTTCCTGGCTGGTATCACGGACTCTCATTGGAGTTTCGTCAATGCCCGGCACACTCAAGCTCGAAAGGCTCACCACGCATCCGGGAAGCGATCTCCGGCAGTTGGAGATCCAGTACAACAACCTGGCCAAAGACGTCGCGGCGATCATGCAGTCTGGATTGACCGACGACTTCATTGGCTGGTACGGACTCGGTGCCAACTCGGGAACTGACCGGATGGCGCGAGGTTCGACAGACACGAATGTCGGGACCGCGGCAATGGTCATCAACGTCGCCGGTGTCCGAGCCATCAAGGCCGCGAGCGCCGCGGGAACGGCGTTCGGCGCGCTCGGGACGATTCCAGCATCGACGTGGGGCATCATCGCAGTCGATGCGGTGCTGGCCGGTACGATCACGTATGTGTCCGGAGCGGCCAACTACACGACCGGGTACGCGACCGAAGCGGCTGCAATCGCGGCGCTGCCGCCGCGGACGACACTCAAGTCCCGCGTTGGCTATGTGACGATCTTGGCGTCTGCCTCAACCTTCGTCGTCGGAACTGACGCGCTGGCCGGCGGTTCGAGCGGCAATCCCGCGACGACCACGAACTACTATCCGGCCGCTGGCATCATGGCCCCACAAGGCTTGGCCTACGGCCCGAACGGCGTTGTGTCGCTCGGACTGCTGAACGGCACGTTCCACCCCGCGTGGAGCGGCGGTTACAACGGGATGTTGCAGGCTACGGTGTTGGGGATCGGGTCCACGGATACCCGGATCTCGAACACGACCGCCTCGATGTACAACGCGAACGGGCTCACGAACATCCCGAAAGCGGCGGTTGCTGCCGGGACAGCACTGAGCGCAGGGACGATCCCGGCGGACCAGTGGGGCATCTACGCCGTGATGATCAATGGCGCCGGCACAATCACCTACGTTGTCGGCCCGTCGAACTACACCAGCGGCTACGCCAGCGAAGCGTTGGCCATCAACGCACTGGCCTCGATGTATCCAGCAGCGGGCCTTGCCTTCATGGGCTACGTGACCGTAAAGACCAAGGCGGCAACGGCGTGGATTGCCGCGACCGATGCCTTTGCGGGTGGTGCGTCGGGCAATGTTGCGTCCGTCACCAATTACTACTCGACGCCAGGCGTGACGTTGGCGCAGGGCGAGAGTGCGTCATTGATCGCGATGCGGAACGGCGCGGTCCTGACGTCTGCCAACTACTGATGCCGTACGCGAGAGCGTTGCAGCGGTTCACTCGGCGGGGGTTCTACTTCGAGCCCCCGCGTGAGTGGGTTCGGCGACTCCGGGAAATCTCGCCGGAATTGCCGAACCTCGACCATCTCGTCTTCCGCCGCTTCGATGGCGAGGAGGACGGGAACGGATCGTGGCCATGCAAAGAAGCCCGCGAGCGTGGCGTTCTCGCGCTCTACGCGGCCAAGCCGATCGCGATGGTCGAGAAGGAACGCGCCAAGCAATTCGACCGGCATTGGAGTGAACTCGCTGAGGAGTTCCAGGCTGGGCGTCGTGCGTGCGTCTCGGACTATCAGCACTTCATGTGGCACAGCCGAGGGCTCTACGTTCGCCCGTTCCTGATTCTCCAAGGCGAGTGGGGCGGCACGCCGGCCAAGTACACAGAGAAAGAACGTGCATTCCTCAAGGCATCGCACTGCGAACACGAGCCGTTCGATATCGGTCTCTTTCCGCCGATCCCGTTTGATGAACGGGTCGTGCGTCAAATCACGCTCCGCGACCGATTGTTACAGGTCTCGAATAGCTACGGAGCGCTCGAGGAGTTGGACACGTCGGAAGGGTTAGGCCGCGAATTCGACGAGGCGGAGCAGGTCCGGCGGGAGACGTTCCTCGATACGCTCGCGGTCATGAACCAACCGGCGGTCGAGTTCTACAAGCAGTTGTATACGAGTTCTCAAACGAGCAAGCGCTCGCACGCGGCCGAGTCGCAACTTCCGCCGGCCCCGGCGGGCTTATCGGACACGCTGGCGAAGTGGAAGGACCATTTTCTTCAGACCGGCCAGTGGCTGCACGGCACGCCGGCTCCGCAGCGCGTGCTGCACGACGTCCGCATCAACGTGAACTGATCTTCTCGCTTATCAGAGGCTTCGATGACTGCACCGGCCTATGTCCCCAACGTCCCGCTGATCCAGCAACCGCTCACCCAGCCGTCGAAGCCTGAGGCGACGTTGATTACCGGCGGTCAAGCCAAACGCCGATACCACGACACGTTTTTCGACACGCATCGTCATCCTCGGCGTTTCCTGCAGGGGAGGCCGTGGACGGGCGTGCGTGAGTTGGCGGCGATGCCAGAGAACCGCGAGCCCGACCCGTTCGTCGGCGGGGACATGATGCAGGGTCATTATGTCCAAGACGAGTACGGCGTGAACGACCGCGCCGCGACCCTGAACAGCGTGTGGCAAGCGCCGTGGATACCGCTTAAGCGGTATTTCAAATTCGTGTACTCGCAGAAACTCATCCGGATCGATTACAACGAGATGTTCGTCCACGAGAAGCGCGGACTGGACGACTACTACAAGGGCGCGGCGAAGATGGGCGCGGGGATGGGCGTGCGGGTCAAGCCCGGCGAGATTCCCGACTGGCAAATCACGCAGCTCATGGGGATGCCGAGCCGGATGGTCTATATCGCGCAAGCCGCGATGGCGAACGATCCGTGGCTCTTGGGCTTTATCGACGAGCCGAACGCGAAGCTTGCCGAGATCCTGGGCTTCACGGCGGACGGCTTGCCGTTGCCGGATTACGTCTCACCGTATGCACAGCCCGCCATCACGCCGCAGCAGGTGCTGGCGACTCCCCAGCCCGATCTTATGGCGCTCGTCGAGCGGCTGAGTGCGGAGTTGGCCGAACTAAAGGCGACGAAAGCGAAGCGGGTCGAGAACGGGAAGAAGGGCGCGGCCAAACGCGCCGCGAACCGTGCCGTCGAGGCTTCAGCCGCATGAGCGCGTATGACTCGGCGGACCTGCTTGCCCTGTTCAAGAGTTACGCCGGGCGTCCCACGGCGGACGTGATTACCGATGCACAGTACTATGCTCGGCTCACGCGAGCACAGGACCAAGTCGTAACCGATATCGCCGGGACCTGTCCGTGGGTGCTGTACCCAACGGTCGACTATGCGAGCATCCCAACGCTCACGACTGCCGATGGCGGGCAGACCTTCACGTTCGGGATGGACGCGAATGGATATGCGCTGACGCCGATGGGCGAAGCGTCGATCTATCGCGCTCTCACGGACATCCCCGATTGCCCGATGGTGAAGGGTCGTGACTACATCCCGCTCGGCGGAACGGCGATCCAGATCCCGAACGACAACACGTACAACGGGACGCTCTACTGGCGCGGTATCTCACCACCGGGCCCAATCACTGCGACCGACCAGCCCGCGTTGTTCCCCGAAGCGTCCCGTGAACTGATCGCGATCCGCGCCGCTGCGAACTTCGGGATGGAGGGAAGCCGGAATACGGCTGTGTATCAGCTCTACTCCACGACGTACGGCTATCCGCTCGCGCAGAACACGGGCCGCTTTGCGTGGTGGTGTCTGACGTGGCGATCGCAGTTCGCGGGTGGTGGGGCGCTGTTGTCCTTCTCAGGCCGAGCGATTGCGATCGGGAGCGCGGCCAATTACGCCGGCACTTAACGCTTTCGAGAATCCTCATGGCCAACGTCCC